CCAAAGTGCCAGGTAATTCATTACCATTTGAAATAGTAATAATATTAGGACTTGAAAGTGGTACTGTTGTAATATTACCAAAGACGTCCGTTACAGTAAGTGTAGAACTATTACCCTGTTCATCAGTAAAGAACCTATTATTTTCATTATTAGGATCTGATATTCTAAAAACTGCTTTATTGTCAAGAACAATATCTGAGAAGGTTTCATTTTCTTCGTATATAAATTCATCAAGATTTAAGAATGTATAATATGCTTCCAAAAGTTGTTTTATTCCGTCGGCTCCTTCCAATATTTCTGAAGGAATTAAACTTTTAAATCTTATATCCTCTTTACTTTTTCTTGTAGAAGATGCTGTAGACTCAATATATCCTGGAGATATAATATCGTCACTATAAAATTTTGAATCTTTGACTGTCATTGATTATCTCAACCTTGAAGGTGTTGTATATCCTATTGTTCCGGATGCCCCTGCCACTGAAATCTTGTCTATTTCAGGAGTAATTATTACTCTTGTTGCATCAATTGCAATTAATTGGTCTCTTTTAGGTGCCAAGTCTAATGAATTAGGTATTACGGTTACTCGAATTGAGGAAGTTTCTGAGGTAAAATTATTTAATGTAACATTACCATTTATCACATCTATCTCTCCAGCGTCATTAATGACTATAACATTTTCCCCAGCAACAATTTTATACACTATTACTTTTCTTTTTGTAGAATCTGCTATTGGTATATCTCCAAAATAATGGTCAACGCCCGGCGCGTCTTTCCTTCTAAATGCAGTTGAAGATAAAATAAATGCCGTAGAACTACCAGATTGGAAAATAGGTGATGTAAATTTTAATGAAAAGTTATTATCACCATCAATATCAGTAGGTGATATATTCATAAACATAAATGGTCTTATAGTAGAGTTTTGTATTGCAGGATCCGAGTTATCAATTAATTTTAATAATTGTGAATGCCTGAATACCCCATCAAATTTATTTAGGTTATTAAAATTATAATCTGATATGGTATCTCTGACTACCGAAGTTAATTCTACTGCTGTTCTATCTGTAAGGTTTGGATTATATTTAAAGAATACATCCAATTCCAAATATGTGTAATTAGGGTCTACAATTTCTGGAGTAATAGATACAACGTTTTTACCTTTTAATATAGTACCTGTAATTTCTGACTTTTCGGCAGGTGTAAGTGTTTCTGCAACCAAGGGTCTGATTGCAATATATGCTTTACCATAATCGGGTGGGTCATTATCTTCTCCACCCCAACATGATATGGAAGATATATTTGTAAATTCTCTTTGTATGATTGCTCTATAATCATCTGATGTAACAGCTCTATTCTGTGATGTAAATGTAAGTGGCGCGTTAAATCGGATTGATTCTTTGGTCTCTGCTTCTGCACCACCGGCCGCGGCTGCCACTGTTGTAAGTGCAATATCACTAAATCCGCCTATCGTATCGACCACAGTAAATATGTTTGCACCATTTGATTCTTCACCTTCCGTAAATATATAATCGACTGTTACAATATTGTTGTTATTTGGTTTTCTACCTGTAACACCATCGCCGAAATATATTTCATAATACCCACCTGAATTTTCTTGTAGATAATATACTGTGGAAGTTGAATCCACATTTAAGAGTGTTTCAAACTTTGTATAAATATCAAATGATGATGATTCTTCGTTCTCTTGTAACCTAACTCTTAATGTACTTGTATCGGTATCAGAATCCGATAATTGAAATTTTTGATTTTCAATATCATTATCAACTCTGTATCTTAATGATTTATATGCGCCCTGTGCAATTACAACATTCGTAAATGTATACGTATCACTTGTTATTACATCACTACTATTTGTAACTGTATCACGTTGAGCCGACTGTGTAGATAATACTACGTATTGGAATGTTTCTCCTGCAACAGTAGTTGATAATTTAGTCCCTCGAGGTAGTGATAAATTACTTGGTTTACTACCAACTTCTGAAAGAACATCAACTACAAGTGTAACCGTTGCCCTTGGAGCAAGAACGGATCTTGGAGTATAACCTAAAAGTTTTGCCCTTGTGACTACATTACCACGAATCTGTGCTGAGTCCAAGAATGCCTCATTAAGTGAAAAGTGAGCGGCCATGGCATTATAATGAGTGTTATATGCTAGAACATCAAGAAGGGTACTTAATCCCGACCCTTCAAAGTCATAACCTGAAAACTCAGTTTGTGTTTTTAGATAATTTTTTAGATTTTGCTTTATCTGATCAAAATCCAATTCTGTTACATTTAAATTCGTTGCCATAATTCTATCTTAACCTTCTTAATATTATTTGAACACTCTCATCGGTATCGAATTCTTTTATTAAAAAATTTACCGATATTAAATAAGAGTTGGAATCTGATTGGTCGATTATATCAATATCAATCACATCCACTCTAGGTTCATGTCTTGCCAGTGTATTTGCTATATTTTCTCTTAAACTAATTTCTGTTAGAACGTCTGCTGGTTCAAAGAGTAGTGCTCTAAGATTAGCGCCTATATTCTTATTAAAAGGCCTCTCAGAAAAATTAGTTATTAATAAATTCTTTACTGCATTTTTTATTGCAGCATCATCCTTTAAAGTAACAATATCCTTTCTAATTGGATGTAATGGCATTGCCAAATCCAAATCTGCCCAACGTTTTCTACGGGAAGTTACACTTGCCCTTGAAGTAGAACGAATAATTCTACCGCTATCACCAACTGGTATATCAGATAAAAGGTCGGGTGAGCCTGTAGTATTTACTGTTGACATATAAGTATTTATACCTTTTTATTCGATGATTAGTAATTGCCATATATCTATTTATACTCATTCTGCAGCAGTTTCAGTAGCTTTTGTGTCTAAAGATTCTACCTCGTTTGCTATTTGAGTGATATTACTAAAAGAACTTAAATCAATTGATGTGGGTATACCTATTAATCCCATAAAGGTACAAAAATTTAATGTAACATATTGAGTTAATTCAGATAATCCAACAGCATCAAAGAATGTAGTAACTTTACCCATCCAGGTTTTTATTAAAAATAGTTGCCAGTTCTCTCTAAACTCTTTTAATTTTGCTGTAATTCTGGCTACGGTAAATTCGATTGATTCAGTAGTGTCAGTAAATTCTCCACCTAATAATGCTGAAACTTTAAATCCAAATAAAGATATATCATTTAATTCACTTACTATTCCCTCATTCATTGTTCTTAATAATTCATCCTTATCTACTTGAAGTGGATTATCTCCTAGAGCTTCTATAGAAGCTGCAAATTCTGCTTTCTTTGCATCAACAATTCCTTTAATCATATCTCCTACATCCGGACCTTCTAAAGGAACTGGTAAAGCTGGTAATCCTAATGCATCCCATATTTCTTGGAATGCTCCTATTAATCCACCAAAACCAGAAAAGAGTTGTCCATTCATAAATTTAGTAGCTTCATTTTTTATATAATCTACTATTTGTTTTTTCTTTAATTCTAGATTTTCTAATCCATATTCACCATTAAACAATTTATATTCAGATGGTAATAAAGCATATAATCTATCAAGCTCGTCATCTTTTATATTTGTTAATAGCTCAGTTAAATATGATCTATCAGTAGCCAATTTAACTACATCAATTTGTAAACCTAATAATGGCAGATTAAAACTAACAAAAGAACTAATTAAACTCATAATTTGAGCTTGAATATACATTGGATATTCTTCTATTAGCCTTTGTATTATTATCTCCCATTCTTTTTCAGGGATACTTATTTTTTCCCATTTTGGATCATAAGGACCAAAGAATTTTCTAACTGTATCTACTGTATCTTGTAATGATTCTGCCATTTCAATATAATCAGCTGCTTCATTTTTTGCTGTAGTAATTGCTAGAGCTTTTAATTTTTCAGGAAATGTAGCGAGCCCACCAAACATGTTAGATAAATTAGCTGGAGTAGGCAATAAAGTTGCCGGACATTCCATTGGTGGTATTTGCAAATTGGGTAAAGCCATTATACTATAGTTGTTTTTACGGATGATACAATTATAATAGGACCAGTTGATGCTAAAACCGTTGAACCTCCATTAGCTATTGTAATATTATTATCTTTATCGATAGTTATTGTAGCGCCTTTAGCATGAGTGACTCTTAAAGTTTCATCATCTTCGGTATTATCAACTTCTATTACATGGCCCGATTGACTTCTATA